AGAGTTCTCAATTGCATTATTTACTAAATTTTGTATCGCAATAGCAATTGAATTTTTATCTAATTTAATGTTACTTTCATCAGACGAAAGAATTGACAAGCTAAAACCCTTAAGTTTACAAATACTAGTCACAATTTTTATCCAATCGTCTAAAACTTCTTTTGATACAACTTCCTTTGGAGCTTCCATCAAATCAGAAAATTCATTTAGTTTTTTTAAAAAAGATTCCAATCTCTCCACACCATTTAAAGCATCTTCTGCTCTTTCAAGAACATTTTCTTGATCTTCTTTTAATAATTCTATATTCCCCTTAATTAGAGTAATCGGAGTCCTCACATCATGAGTAATCGATTGAATCATTTCTTTTTGTGTCATCTGCATATTCCATTGTTTTTCTAATGATGCTCTCATTTCTTGTGCTGTCATTTCTACCACCTAATTCCATTCTTTACCTATTCTTCTCATGTTTTTTTTCCATTTTACCCAATAAGAATTTAAAATATTATCTGTTGTATAATTATATTGATATGTAATTGCAATCAGTTCATCCATAGCTATTGCTAACTTATCAGTATAGACATAATGAATAAATCTTAAAATATCAGGTTCATCTGTATGAATATATTTTTCTTCAAAAGAAAAACAAATAGCTTCCTTTAATGCTTCATTTTTATCATCATCAAGATAATTTATCAATTGAGCAAAGAAAAAATAAACATCAGTTAGTTCTTCTAATTCCTTGTCTCTACGATATTCTTTTGTTTTCCAAGTTTTATGAGAAAACATAGTCTCCTCATTAAATTCAACACATTCTGCAATTAATGACATCTTGATATCTTCAAAAGTTCTAGTTCTAATATTATTAATATTATCATCTAAATATTTTTGTAAACTTAATATATCTCTAAAATTTTTAGGTTTTTTGATTTCCATTTTTCCTCCTTAAATTACTTTTTATAAAAAATATCCATTTTCAGTCACCTAGTATCCTAGTTGTTCATGTAAGTCAGGGTTTTCAAAAATGTTGCCAACAATTTCAAAATCTCCTTCTCTATCTGAAAGAGGCTCTGTAATATTTTCATAAGAAACACGATAAGTACCTTCATCATCATCATAGGAAATTAATCCATAAATATCATCGATACCATCATTAAATAGAATTACATCCGCTTCATAAAGTTCTTGACCTGCCTTATCTTTTGTTCCAGTAAATTGTAAAAGTTCTATATCTTTAAAATCAGCAATTTTATAATTATCTTTAAAAAGATTTCCATCATCAGTGTACCTGATATATTGATAATTTAAATCAATTCCAATAATAGCAACCATTTTATTTTCTTTTTTTAACCAGGCTTTCATTTTAAATTCTTTCATTTTTCTCCTTTTTTTATCTTATACAATTTAGCTTTTAATTTAACTATTCCTATTCCAACTTTCGTTAAATCTGCATCATCTTTTTTTAATTCATAACGATTTAATTGTCTTAATTCATTCTTAGTTACACAAATTAAATTTTCTAAATTAAAATTAGTTTTATCTCCATCAGCAAAAATAATTACATGTCCTTTTGGAATTTCCCCATTTACTCTTTTCCAAATTATTCTTTGTTTATATTCCCAAGTGTTTGGAGCTTCAGTCTTTATTAATGTATAACCATCTTTAGTGATTGATTCAGTTCCTATGGGTTTTTCCAACCATTCTACTTCTCCATTTTTATCATATTTTCTAGGTTTTACTCCTGTTTTTTTTCCTTTGTTCCAAGGAATGAAACCTCTTTTAAAAGACCCTCTATTAGTTTTTACATATTTATAATCTATATTTACTTTTCTTAAACATTTTCTAAAATAACTTAAACTAATAGAATCTATTTTGTATTTGACTTGAAATAGTTTTACTAATTCTTTATAAGTTTTTTCTCCATTGAAGCTCTTTAAAAATGTTATTTGTTCTTTAGTAAATTTCATATTTATCCCTCCAGCATTTCAGGAAATTTTACATCTGCTCCTTGCATAGAATCTTTTGCTTTTATTGCTTGTAATGCTAGATGAGCATTTCCTACTATTGCAGATGCAACACTTACTATTGCTTTTGTTCTTATTACTTCTGTATCTAATTTTTCACCTTCTAGCTCTTCTTCATTTAATCTTTCTAGTTGAGCAAAAAGATAATTATTTAAGTCAATTAGTGTATTTTTCATTTTTAACTCCTTTTAAAAAACTTTGTTATATGCTGCTTTTGTTAAACCTTCTGTTTCATCTAAATAAATTTGAGTTGTATCTAATTTCTTATGCCCCAAAAGATTTTTAATATCTATTATTGACATTCCTTTTTTCCAAGCTGTTGTTGCGAATGTTCTTCTGAATCTATGAGGATGAACATTTTTAACTCCAGCCTCTCTTCCAGCTTGTCTAATCATTATTTCTACACCACTAATTTGCAATTTTTTATATGGTTTTAAAAGAGAAACAAAAATATGTTCATCATTTGTATCTAAATTTTCTCTTTCTTCTAAGTATTCTTTAAGATAAAACTCAGCTTCTTCATTAAAATATACAGTTCTATATTTTCTACCTTTTTCAAATACAGTTATAGTTTTTTCTGAAAAATTTATATCATCAAATTTAAGTCCACACAGTCCCCCAACTCTTATCCCAGAATGCAGTAATAGTTCAAATATTGCTCTATCCCTTTTATTAGTAAAAACCTTTCTTATTTTTGCTAATTCTGTTGCAGAAAAAGCTTTTTTCTTTTCTCTAACTTCATTTATCTTTTTTACTCTAGCCATAGGGTTTTTAACTATAAAATCAAACTCTTGCAAAAAAGTAAAAAATGAACTTAAATTTCTTCTAAGATTATTTGCTGTAGTTGATGTAACTTTATCTTTATACATTTTTGCCCCTAAAAAGCTTATAACATCATTGGAAGTTACACTTTGAAAAGGTTTACTTCCTAAAAATTCATTAAAATTTTCAAGAGTTAAAACATAATATTTTAATGATTTATCACTTAAGTTTTGTACTTTCTTTTGTATTACAAATTGTTTAATTAATTCTAAATTTCCTTGCCCATTGCTCACTACTAAAGCATTTTCGTTTCTGTAGAGAATATTTCTTAAAATACTCTCTATTTTAAAAGTTTCATCATCAGAAAAACACTTTAATAGTTCATATTTAAATTCTGTTATTAAATTTTCTTCCATCATTAACTCCTAACTATTTCCATTAATGCTATAATTAAATGTATCCCATCTTCCAAATATTTCTCCTGTTAAAGAATTTTTGTTTTCACATTTTGCTTTAGCTCCAACAATAGTCAACTGAACATAAGCCATTTGAATAGTATTTTCATCTAAATCACTACAATTAATAAAAATTCTTTTTTGATAATTAATTCCTTTTTCTTTTAATACTGCTAATATTCCTAGCATTAAACAACCTGAACCACACGCAGCATCAATTATTTTTATTCTTTTTTTTGAATTTAATTCTTTTATTAATTCATTAACTCTTGTTTCTGCCATAAGTTTTGAAAGATGAAATGGTGTAAAAAATTGACCTTTCATTTTATTGTGAATACCTAATTCATGATATATTTTGCCTAAGTAATCATCTATTTCTTTTTCAAATAACATTACCAGTTCAGCATGACATTCAAGAAAAACTTCAATTACTTTTTTACCATGTTTATCTACTATTCTTTTAAATTTTTCTTCCCTATCTGAATAACCTACTTTATTGCAAGTATTTGCATAAGTATAAAACATACATCTTACCCAATCAAAGAATATTTCATCATAGTTATATTTATGATCCAAATCTTGTATTTTTTTTACTATATTTTTGATTGAAGCTTCTCTAACTATTTCTTTTTTAGGAAGCTGTCCAAATCCAAAAAGGTTTAAGTTATCCTCCATTTTATCCTCCTAATTTTTAGTTTCTTTTTCCATAGTTTTATTTATGGCTTGCATTAAATCAAAGCCATTTACAGTACTCTTAATTTTTTCCTGCCATTTATCCCATATCATTTGACCTTTTTCGTCATACTTTTCTTTTATTTTTTCATCTTTAATTAGAGAAATGATTTTATTTGTTTCAAATGCAAAACCTATCATAGTCAAATGATTTTCAATATTATAAGGTTTTTCATTTATACATTTTTCTGCAACTTCATAATATTGTTCAAGTAAAACTTCTTCAAATGCTTTTTTAGTTAGATTTTCTACAATTTTTTCAAGTTTTTCTTTTATTTCTTCTTTTCTTTCAAAGTTTTCTTTATTATCCATTTTTATTCCTTCTCCTCTATATTATTTTTTTCAAATTCTTCCCAACTTTTTGAAAAAATATGATTAGCAAATGCTTCTTTTAATCCATTCATTTGTTTTAATCTTATAACTTCATCTAAGTCCATTCCTAAATGCTCAGATATTTCATAATCATTCCATCCTTTTTCAAAAAGAGATAAAACAATTTTTGCCATATCAGGAATTTGATGTGTTCCTCTGGCTCTATTGAATTGAATTGTTGCAGCAACTCTTTTTTTAATATCATGTTTTAAAATGACAACTGGAACTTCTTCTAGTTCTAATTTTAGAGAAACAGTATATCTATGAAAGCCATCAACAATAACATATTTATCATTTTCTTTATCGTATATACAAATAATAGGCATACAGAAGCCATTATCAATTATTGATCTTTCTAGCAATTTCATTTCAGGTTTAGCTACTTTATTTGGATTATAGTCATTAGCTACAACTTTATTTATATCAACCATTTGGACATTTAAAACTTCCATTGATATTTTTTTCATCTTTTTACCTCCAATAAGTTATTGTATTTTTTCATTAAATGTTGCAATTTTTCATTATCTTTTTTATTTTCACCAAAAGATAATCTTTTCATATAGAAATCATTTCTTTCAATTGCTCTTGCAATTCTTCTCCAGGAAATAACTTTTTTTTGTTGTTCAAGTTTTAATTCACATTCTTGTGGAATAATATCTATGTTTTCATGTGTTTTATACCATTCCATGAACTTTTTAATTTTTCCATAGTAATGAAGCATTAAATCTCTATTATAAAGTCCTAAGCTTTCTAATAAGAACACAGTATATTGCTCCCAGGTCATAAAATCAGGCTTAAAAGATTTTATATTTCCTAGTGCATAACTTCTACAATAGATATTTCCAAAATTAACTCCATTAACTCTATTCAAAATTTTTTCCCAGGTATCAGCTTCAAGAGCTTTAAACTGGTCAAGTCCATTTCTTTGGTCGTCACCATAAGGTTGACATAATCTTTGCTCATGTATAGATAATCCATTTTTATACATCAATTCATAAATTTTGTTATATTTTAAATCTAATAATGATATAGTTCCCCAAACATCTTGGGTTTTAAAGTCATACAAAGGATAAAAATTAAAAGTATTTGTATAAATTTGAGTTGTCCAAGGTTTGTTTTTAAACATAACTTTATTCTTAGGTATTGCGATTGTTCTAAATCTATTAAGACTTTCATCAGCTCTTATCCCAACTCCTACTGCACACATTCCACCTTTGTTATCTGCATACCATTTATTAAAAGAAGGAACAAATTCTTCAAACTCCATAACTCTGTCATAAAATGGAAGATAATTATTTGTTAGATTTATACTGTCTTCTGGTAAATTTCTAACCCAAAGTTCTTTATCCTCTGGTTTCCAGCAGATCCATTTTGGTTGTAAAACAGATACTGCATTTCTCAAATAAAGAGGTAAAGCTATATGATAGAAGTCTCTTATTTGACTTAATTCTTTTAATTCATACACATGCTCAATAGTATGTTTGTATTGAGCTTCTAAATCTATATACATAACATCAAAAACTTTATTAAGTTTTTTTGCCACTATATTAGCTAGTTGTATCATCAGTGAACTGTCTTTTCCACCACTAAAAGAAAAACATACATTATCAAAATTATTAAAAATAAATTTATATCTATCTCTTGCAGCAGATAAAACATCTTGGTCTTTATATATTTTCATAGTTTCTCCTCAATTTCTTGTATCGTTTTTTGTTTTAATTCCCATAAGAAATCTTCCTTTTTTTTTAAATTATTTTGAATCATTTCGTCTAATCCAAATGTAGAAATTAAATAGAATATTCTACAATCTTCTTTTTGTCCAGTTCTATATATCCTGCTTTCTGCTTGTTCCATTAGTGCATAATCCCAAGATAAATTATAAAAAATAATTATATTTGAACTTTGTAAATTTAGCCCAAATGTATGTTTTTGTAAACTTAGCAAAGTATATTCACTAAATTCATTTTTTAATATTTCTTCTTCAACTAAATATTTATAAAAAATAATTATTTTTTTTGTTGGAACTCCTTCACTCTTAAGATTGTTTAAAAGATTTCTTAATTCTTCTTTTTTATTTAAACTAGCAGCATAAGAATGTTGTAATTTTTGAAGATTTCCTAATAGTTGTCCATCTTCTGTTCTGATACCTTCAATAAAAATTTCTTTTAAAATTAGATAGTCTTCAATTACTTTATCTTCTGCTACATATTCAACAATTTTAGTTTCTTTTTTTATATCTAGTTTCAAATCACTTTTATAAATAAAAGGACTTATTAAACTAAATAAATAATCAAGATTTGTGAAACCTTCTAACCATCTTTTTTTTATTACACGATTTTTAACAACTCTTTTTTCTATAACAAATGTGTTATAAAATTCGTTATAATTCATTTTGAAAATCTTCTCACTCAAAAAATTAAACTGGTTATATAGATCCAGGTAATTTTTTGAAAGAGGAGTACCATTTAAAATTAAACGGTACTTTGCTTTTCTTCCAATTGTTGTTATTCTTTGAGTTCTTACACAGTAATTTTTTATTTTTATGCTTTCATCTACAACACAGAAAAATTTAAAGTTAGAATATTTATTTAATAATTCAAAGTAAGTTTTTTTAGAATTACTTAAAGTTTCTATTCCCACTATTTCAACTTCATATTTTAAGGAACATTTTTCAAGTTCTTCTTTTAAATTTTTCTTAGTTTGACAAGGTGTAAACCATAAAACTTTATCTATATCTTCTCTTGAATTTATAATACCAACAGCAGTTTGAGTTTTTCCTGTTCCTGCTTGCATAAATAAAGCTCCAACTTTAAATCTTTTTAATTTTTTTATACAATTTAATTGATCAGGCAAGTAATTCCTCATCTATTTCAACCTCTTTAAAAATTTTTTCTGGAATGTAAGTTTCTAATCTTTCTATATTGTCATAAAAGTTTAATGAAGCTTTGTCTAAAAGCTCTATTAAATTAGGCATTGATAAAATTAGTTCTTTTTTCTTGTTAAGAAATACTTTTCTTGGAAACTCATTATTATTTTGATATGAGATTACTACACTTTCACGCATTTTATTTACTAATACTTTTGGATACCAGAAACGATAATCTTCAAATAAACCTATCTCAAATTTAAATAAATATGCTTTTTGAGTTTCTTTTTCTATGAAAAGTCTTTCAAGAGAAATTTCAAATGTTTGCCATTTTTTAGATTTTTCCATTTTTATTCCTCATTATAAAAGTTCAGGAATTGCTATATCTTGATATACCCAATTCATATATTTATTAGATAAATCAAATAATTTATTTAATTCTTTTTCATCAATTCCAATCTTTCTAGCAATCCCTCTCATTTTAGCTGTATTTAAATCTTTTACCATTCTAGCCCATGAACCAAGTGTTCCCATGAAACCAGCTGGAAGCCTTTGTTTAATATCATCAAGAGTTAAAATCAATTTTTCACTAATTCCATTGAGACATTTTTCAGTTTGTTTTCCAATCACATCTCTATAAAATAAGTTATTTTCAACATCTTCTCCTTCATCATCAGACTCAAAATAATTATTAAATATTTTATCTGCTACTGCTTTTGTCTTACTAATTAGCATCAATTTATCAAACTTGATATAACCTTGATTTTCCTTAACTTCCTTATCCCAGACTTCTTTATGTTTTTGACAAACAATTGAGATATTTAAAAGAGTTGTAGCAAACTTTGTAGCAAAAAGTTTTTCATCAGCTGGTTTTTTAACTATTTCAATTTTTTTCTTTTCATTTATCTTTATTTCCCTTTTCTCTGTTTTCTTTGCTTTCCTCATTTTTGACACCTTTCTCTGCCATAAGAGCAGCCAAAGCTAGTTTTAAAATATCCATAAAATCACATCCAACTTTCTAAAAGTTTAAATATAAAATTTATTTTATTTTTTAAATTTTCCAAAAAACTAATTTCCCTATAATCTACTTCAAAGTTTTTTATTTTTTTATTTTCATAAGCTAGTACAACAGCTTGATTAAAATCTTGTGTTAAATACTCTCCATTGACAAGGTAAGTATCTCCCCATATTTTTTTAATTTCTAGCATTAATCCTCCTTTACATCCAACCATAATACTTTGATTGTCCTTGAAAGCCTTTTAAAACTTCTACTCCTATAAAGTCAAAACCATTTGATCCTTTACTACACCATCTCTTTTCATATTCATTAACTTCATTTATTGTTCCAGTGAAGTCCCAGCTTGAATATGAACCATTTCTATTACAAGCACTTAACTGATTTATTCCATAAATTTCTTTATATAAAATTGGTCTACTTACTTTCTTTTTAAATATTCCAAATTTATCTTTTATATTTTCTATTTTTCTTATTTTTAACATCTTATTCTCCTAAAATGTATTGACACTGCAAACAACTTCTTGTAAAATAAAACTGTTTCGGGGCTTTATCAACACGAGCAAGTTATTTGCAGTGCAAAATGATAAAGTCTTTTTTAGACTAATTTATTTAAAACCTTTATGAAAACTTTAAGTTCCTCTACTTCATTTCTTAAACTAACAATTCTTGCAATTCCTAACATAGCAACAGCTGCATCATCATTAATCAATGATTCATTATATTTAATAATTGCTTCTGCTTTTTCTATTAAAGTTTTTTTATTAATCATAATTCCTCCATAAGTTTTTGTAGACTGTTAATATATTCAGTCAATTCTTTTTTATATTCTATTTTTTCTTCCTCTTTTAACTTCTTAGCTCTTTTTTCCATTTTTTTTATTTTGTTAAAATTGAAATATCTTTGACCTTCAACTTTAACTTCAATTATTTCTTCTTTTTTTGGAGGAGCTAAAAGCTCTTTTATTTCTTTAACTTTTGAAACATCTGTGCTTAGTATAGCTTTTACATCTTCAAGTCCTACCGAATTATGTGATAAAACCTTAATTGCTTGATCTGATAAGCTAAAAATTTTATCTTTATAATCAGGAACCCAAAGATATAAGTCCCAACGCTTTAAGAATACAGAAATCATGTCTTTTGTAAAACCTGCACTCTCATACCAAGCCATAAAACTTCCAGAAGGTTTTAATAGTTTTTCTATTTCAGCTAAAGAACTACATATATCAAATAGATTATTTTTATATTTTCTAAAAGTATTTAGAAGCTTTGCTTCTTGTTCTTCTACTTTTTGTTTTTCATCATCAGAAATTTCGTAACTTCCGAAATCAAATTTTCTTAATTGACTTCCAGCTATTGCATCTTCAAATGCTTTCATTACATTATTTTCATTACTCATCTTCTATTTCACCCCACACTTTTATAAAAACATTTTTTATTTGCTCTAATTCTTGAGCTCTTCTTTCCCAAAGTAAAGTACCTTTTTCAATTAAGTTTAAAATTAATGAAGATTGCTTAATTGGAATAGATAAAAATACTCCTGAACGATTTAATTTTTCTTTTAAAAAAGTATAAAAATCTTTTTCTATCTTTGTTCTTCCCACTCTATTAGGAATAACAGCTCTAATCTTAGATATATCTGTTTTTTTAAGTAAGTTTAAAATAGAATTTGTTGTAACTGAATCCAAGAAAGTTGGAACAATTATATGTTCAGCTACATCAACAAAGACATTATCCAAGTTCATTACTGGTGAACCATCTATGATGATATGTTTAAATTCCTTTTTTAAAATGTTAATCTGTTTCTTAAATTTTTCATCAAGATTTCCTTTTACTTTATAGTCTTGAAGATGCAAGAAAAATAAATTAGGTCTTAATTTTGTTAACTCATAATTTTTTCCTTCCAATAAATCTTCAAGTCCTTTTTTATTAGTATCTTTAATTTTTATTCCAGAATAATTTAAAATATTATTCTGAGAGTCTGAAGTTAATATCAAGACCTTTTCATTTTGAAAGGCTTTGTATGCTGCTAATTGTAAAGCTATCCAGCTTTTACCTACTCCACCTTTATTATTTTTTACAAGTACGACTCCCATAATCTCCTCCTATTTTTTAATTGTTTTATTGTTCTTTTTTGCAAAAAAAATTTTATGATTTTGTAAATTTATTAATTTTACTCCACTAGCTTTCAAGTCTATTAATGGAATACTTTTATGCTGCTTTTTATTTTCTAATACAAATACTCCGTCTTTTCTTCTTTTTACAATTCCACATAAAATTAAATTTTCATCTTTTGTTGCTAATAGATAATCATCTGTGTATATATATTTTTTATTTTCCTTTATTCCTGTACTCTCTAACCAAATGACATCTTTAAATTCAAAAGTTAATTCTTCATTTTTGTTTATTCCTGTTATTTTTTTACTTTCAAAGTTTATGTTTAAAACTTTATAAACTCCCCCAGTAATAATGCTGTAAAATTTTCCACGTAATTTCATTCAATTACACTCCTTTTTTGTTATAAAATTCAGGTTCTTTTAAAGTCTTTATTGTTCCAGTTTTTATTAAATATAAATGACAGAGTAACCTACCATAACTGGAGCAATATTTATATTTTTCAAAGTCCAATTTTTCATTATCAGAAAGCATTTCATTAACTTCTTGAAATTCTTTTTGAACTTCAACCCATTTTTCAAAAGGCATATTGATTTTTATTGTTGACATAAACCTCCTTTAAATTAAACCTTTTTCTTTAAGCTCTTGAAAAATAAAAGAACTAATTAATCTATAATATATAAATTCACTTTTATTTTTTAATTCAGAAAAATGTTTAATCTTATGTTTTTCTAATATATCTAGTTCAATCTTTTTTTGTTGTTCTAGGGAAAGTCCTTTAAAAATTTCAAGATATTTTTCATTGTTTTCACTCTCCTTTTTTTCTTCATTTTTTAAATTTTCCTGTTCAATTTCTCTCCTTTTAATTTCTTTAAGGTTAATTTCAGCAGTCCCCTTAAAAAGATGATTAGAGAAAATAGCAGCTATATTTTTTACTCCTGGTTTATTTTTTAAAATATCTATTTGTTCTTGGAAGAGTTTTAAAAGATATCCCAAAGAGTTGACCTTTAATAACTCAATAATTTTATTTTCATGCTTCTTAGAAAAATCAATTTTATTCTCTTTGAACCATTTTTTTATTGCTTTTAAATCATCAGAACAATCATCACATGATTTATTATGTTCTTTATGATTTAATTCTTTATTTAAGTTATTTATTATATATTCTTTATTGTTGCCGTTTTCAGACAAACTAGTTTGACTATTTTTAGCAGAATAGTTTGTCTCTTTTTGACAATCCAGTTTGTCGTTTTCAGACAAACTAGATTGCTGATTTTGGAAAACTAGATTTTCAATCATTTCATAGTTGACTTTAAAATATCTTTTGCATGGAACTCCTTTATTTTTTTGTTCCAATATTTTTAAATCAATTAATTCTTTGATTATCTTATCTTGCTTGTGTCTACCAAGCCCTGTAAGTTCTCCAATTTTTTCAATTGTTTGATAGAACCAACCTTCACTATCTGCTAATCCATCACTAGCTTCAATTAAGATTGTTAGTAAAAAGGCTGATTCTATCCCAAGTTCTTTAACAATTTGTTTATTTAATGTGTAATAGTTACTGGACATCAATAACTGCTTAAATGTTTTTTCTTGCATTTTATCCAGCTCCTTATTTTTTAATCATTTAATATGTCCTTTAAAGTCCAAATTTCTATATTTTTATTACTTATATATTGCCAAAGAACTTCATCATTATTACCAGCATCTAATTTTTCTTGATATTCTTTTAAAAGGTCACTTCTTAAATCTTCAAGTTTTTTTATTTTATTTTCAATATATTCTCTACTTTTCATAATTAGCTCCTTATCATTTCATCCCTTTATATAAAGTTTCAAGTTGTTTTACAGCTTCAACTGCCTTTGGATGTTTTGAATTTTTTATTTTAATATTAATTTCTTCATACCAGTTTTTAGCCATATCTTTATTTATGTAATGGATTCTTTTTATCCCTAATAGATCCATTTGAAATTTTCCACCTATTTCTACCAAGTAAAAAATATATTTAGCTTCTTCATCTTTGAAATACAAGTCTTTTTCCATTTTTACACTCCTTAAAATCTTTTTTTAATTTCTTCAGCAAAACTTTTATCAATGTTCAAACAGCAAGGTTGAATATTAAATTTTTCTGGAAGAATTGAATATTTAAAATCAATTTCTTTTTTTGCTTCTTCTTCAGAACTAAATGCTGAAAGAATAGTTTTATCAGCATTAGTTATGATATAAATAGTTCTAAAATTTTCAGGTATTTTATCTTTTTTCTTAGGCATCTATTTCACCTTCAATTTTGCAAGGATAACCTAATTTTTTAAGTTCTTCCTTAATTTCAATAAATTTTGTTGTTTCTCCATACTTTTCAATTAATTCTTGTAGTTCTGTTAGTTTCATAAATTTTCCTCCCATTCTCTTGGGAAATATAGAAAATATATTGTAATATTATAGTGATTATGCTATAATTACTTATATCAATAAGGGAGTCAATTATTTATAATTACTTCTTTGAAAGAAAAGAGTACTTTGGTCGGTGGCTCTTTTTTTATTTTCTCCATAACT